ATGGCGGACGAAAAAACAAGGCGAGGAGCCCAAACACGATATATCAATCAACTGAAAAAAATATTCAGCGGATCCCCGAGACAAGCGGAAGCGGTTCTCCTCATCAAAAGAGCAGCGTTTTTCCTGGCATCTCTGGATGAGCTGGAGCACATCATCCAGAAAGAAGGGTATGTCGACGTATATAAAAACGGACGGAATCAATCCGGTACGATGGCATCGGCATCCCTCAAAGCATACAAGCTATCCATGGATGGCCTCCTGGCCACGCTGAAGAAACTGGAAGACATCGCTCCGAGCCAGGAAGGGGCAGATGAGCTGAAAGCTTTCTTGAACAAATGACATCCGCAATTGAGGAATACAACGATGTGCTCCAATCAGGAAAGATCAAGGCCTGTAAAAAGCTGAAAGCAGTCTATCAACATTTGACGAAGAACATCAATCATCCTGGAAAATACCATTTTGACCAAAAAACAGCTGACAGGGCAGTGACGTTCATTGAAAGGTTTTGCTGCATCCCCAAAATGCGTGGGACTCCTCGATTTAAGCTAGAGCTCTGGCAAAAAGCCCTGGTGGAAGCGACGTTCGGCTTCGTCGATGATCAGAACCTCCGGCAGTACCGAGAGGTTTTTCTTTTTATCGGGCGGAAAAATGCCAAATCCATTTTGGGCGCAGCTATGGCCCTTTATCTGCTGCTGGCTGACGGAGAAGATGGACCGGAAATCTATACGGCAGCGACGGACAGATCACAGGCGAAAGTTGTCTGGGAATACGCCATTTCGATGATTAATCATGACGCCAGCTTAAAAAAATACCTCCGGCCCAAAGTGAATCTGATTGAATGCAAGGAAAACGGTGGGAAATTCGTACCACTATCAAAGAATTCCGGCTCCCTGGATGGGCTGAACGTCTCCGGGATGTTCCTGGATGAACTCCATGCCATCAAGGACCGGAACATGTACGATGTCTTAAAAGGCGGCACCTATGCACGGAGCCAGCCCTTGACTGTAATCATGTCAACAGGCGGCTACTATGAGCAGGACAGCCTTTTCGACACAAAATACAGTGAATACATGAGCATCATCGACGGCTACAGCACCGGAAGATATGTCGACGAGTCGACCTTACCGATCATCTACGAGCTGGATTCAAAGGAAGAAGTAGTGGATCCGTCCAACTGGATCAAAGCCAACCCGAACCTGGGCGTCAGTAAGAATCCGGAGCAGCTGGAACGGGAATTCAACCGGGCCACACTGGACGAAAAGACCATGCGTGACCTGCTGGTGAAGCAGTTCAACTTCCGGGAAAACGCCAGGGATACATTCTTTAATCTGGAAGATGTGGAAAGCAAAGCGACATTCAACCTGGATGATCTCTCAGGTATGTATTTCTTCGGCGGCGTTGACTTGTCCGAGACTACTGACCTCACATGTGCGACCGCTGCCTTTCCCGTAAATGATCCGGATACGGATGAACCCAAGCTGATGGTTCATCAGATGTACTGGATCCCGGAAGACAGCCTCAAAGAGCATATCGAAAAGGATAAAGTGCCCTACGATGTTTGGATTCGCAACGGATGGGTGAGAACCTGCCCAGGGAATGTGATTGATCAGAAAGAAGTCGTCAACTGGTTCCAGGAGCTTCAGTCAGAGTACAATGTGTACGCCTATAAGATAGGCTACGATGCCTACAATGCTCAGTACCTGACGAAAGACCTGGAAGAAAATTTCGGAAAGGACCTAACAGAGAAAGTCCAGCAGAACTTCAAGGGCCTTTCATCACAGATGTACCTTTCCAAGGCCTGGTTTAAGAAACGAAAAATCGTGTACAACTATAACCCGGTGCTCCTGTGGTGCTTGCTCAATACAGAAGCGGTTACGGACACACAGGGAAACGTCAAACCGTATAAAAACAGAAATTTAAGGAAACGCATCGACGGCTACAGCAGCCTGCTGGATGCGTTTTGTGTGTATCTAGACCATAAAGATGAAATCTAGGAAGGAGGTGAGACTATGAAAGGAATCCTGAGAAGCGCTTTTGATGCTGTCTTCGGAGGTACTAAAGAGCCAAAGACCACCACGCAGTTCCAGATGATCAACGGATGGAGCAACGTCTTCGTTCCAATGGAAGACTACTCCAAAGACATCCTGATCAAGACCTGCATCGACCGTGTAGCCACTCATGTGGCGAAGCTGCACCCGAACCATGTGGTAATGAAGAAGGGAAAGAAGCAACCGGCGAAAAACAGCCAGCTTCAAACTCTGCTGGCCCTCAGCCCGAACCCGTATATGAATGCCTACAGCTTCTTGTATAACCTGGCCACGAAGGCTGTGGCAAACAAGAATGCATTTGCCTACATCAAGAGAGACCGACAGCGAAATGTTATCAGCCTGTGGCCAATGGAATACCAGAGCTGTGAAGCCCGAGAAGACGATCATGGAAATCTCTACATTATGTTCCGATATGGTGGTACTCATTCCACCAGGACGATTCCATACACGGATCTGATTCATCTCCGGAGTATGTTCCAGCAGGGCGAAATTTTCGCCGATACAGACGATAATCTGGCGACTCATATGGCCCTGCTGACTAAGCTGGGGCAGAGCTTTGAAAATGTGGTGGAAAATTCTGGGCGGATCCGGGGCATCGCTAAGATTGCCGGTCAGGCAGGGACGGAAGCCTGGAAAAGCAAGGCCAAAATGCTCAACGAAAACCTGAAGGACCCGGCCCAGGGCGGCATGGTTGTCACTGATGGCACTATGGAATTCACTCCTGTGGATAGCGAACCGAAGGCGGCCGATACGGCCCAGCTGGAATTCGTCAGGGACAACATCTATCGCTACTTTGGCGTGTCCAAACCCATCGCTGAGGGCATCTACGATGAAACATCCTGGAGCGCATTCTTCGAATCCGTCATCGAACCATTCTCCATCCAGATGAGCCAAGAATTCACCAGGAAGCTGTTCACTCCGGATGAGATTGCCGCCGGAAACGAGATTGTGTTCGACGCCAACCGGCTGACCTACGCCAGCACGGATACAAAAGTGGAACTGATCCGGCAGCTTCGGCCCCTGGGCATCCTGACCACCAATCAGAGCTTGGAAATCATGAATCTGCCACCCATCGCTGACGGAGACGACCGTGTCCAGACTCTGAACGTAGCCAACACGGACATCGTGAGCCAGTATCAGATGAGCCAGGCAGATTCCCAGAAGGGAGGTGAGAAAGATGAACAAGGACCAACTGATGATCAGGCAGATTGACGTCAAACCGTCTGACGAAGACATGGTCATTGAAGGCTATGCTGCTGTCTACGACTCTCCCACAGTCCTATGGACCGATGATGACGGGACAGAGTACAAAGAAGTCATTGAAAGAGGAGCTTTTTCCGGTGCTGACCTGTCCAATGTGGTGTTGAGGTACAATCACAGCCCGGAAGGCATGGTCCTGGCAAGGACCACAAACGGCACGTTGCAAGTGACACCGGACCAGAATGGTTTGAAAATCCGGGCAAAGCTGGCACCCACAACTGCCGGGAAGGACCTGTATGCTCTGATCAAGAGGGGCGATGTCAACAAAATGAGCTTCGGCGGCTACAGCCAGGAGGTGGACTATGATCTGGACAACCACGTGCGGCACATCAAGACCATGCGGAACCTTTTTGACGTCTCTGCCGTTGACTTTCCTGCCTATGAGGCGACCTCCCTAGCGGCCGTCCAGCGAAGCTTCGAAGAAGCCAGAAAAACTGAGCAAAATCTGATTGAAGAGCGCATGCGGATCCAGATCGCAGCGCTTTTTTAATGCCTGAAAAAGAAAGAGGGAATGCTTAATGACTATCACTGAAATCATCCAGAAAAAGACTGAACTGCTGGAACGATCCAAGACTGCCACCGTAGAACAGCTGAAGAACATCCAGAAGGAAATGGAAGGCCTGAACGCTGAACTGAAGAAGGCCCAGGAAGATCAGCAGGCCGAACTGCTGAGAAACCAGATTGCGGGGGCTATGGACAACGGTGCTTATGCTGGGAACATCCTGGCTGATGTTGGCGCTCCGAAAAAGGCACCTGTTGTGAATGCGAAAACCTTCGCCAGCACGCCTGAATATCGTCAGGCCTTCATGGATTACGTGTTGGAAGGGAAGATGGATCCCATGTTCCGGGCTGTTGCGACTACCGCAAACAACGGCGCTGTGATCCCCGTGCCCGTACTGAACGAAATCGTAGAAAAGATGATGAAATACGGGAACATCCTGCCTCTGGTTCGTCACCTGAACTATCCTGCCGGTATGACCGTTCCTACATCCACTCTGGAAGCAACTGCTAAGTGGGTAGACGAAGGCGCCACCATTGCTGCTGACGGGAAAAAGACCGCTTCCGTGGCGTTTGCTGGTTACCAGCTGGCTGCAGCTGTCGGCCTGACCTTCCAGGCTCAAATCAAGAGCATGGCCATTTTCGAGCAGGCTCTGGTCCAGGATGTATCTAAAGCGATGACGCTGGCTCTGGAAGAAGCCATCATCTCCGGCGACGGAACTGGCAAGCCTACCGGCATCACAAAAGTTACTCCTGCCGCTACTCTGACTACTGAAGCTCCGGATTACAAATTCCTGATCAGCATTCTGAAGGCTATTCCTTCCGCATACAAGAGCGGCTCTGTGCTGGTAATGAACGAATCAACCTTCTTGGACTTTGCCGGGATCACCGATACCGCTGGCCAGCCCATCGCCCATGTGAACTACGGCATTGACGGCGCTCCTGCTGCACGGATCCTGGGCAAACCGGTCGTCTTCACTGACTTCCTGCCTTCTCTGGATGCGGGCAAAGCCGGGGAAACTATTGCCTTTGCCTTTGATATGAGCAAATACATCCTGAACGTAGCTTATGCTATGGATCTGGTGTCTTACGTTGACAACGCAACAAGAAACCGCATCTATCAGTCCGTAGGCCTGTATGACGGCAAAGTCGTTGACGCTAACGGCCTGGTGCTGATCAACAAGGCGGGGGCCTAACCCTCTCCCGCCTCTTTTGAGGAGGGAAGAGAATGGAACTAAACGATTTTAAAAACTATCTCCATGTCGACTCTGATCTGACGGACGATGACTCTCTCATCCAATCCCTGATGGCTTCGGCGAAAGAATACATCGTGAACAGTACGGGGAAGGAATGGACCGAAAGCGCAGACGCTCCGCTGATGCTGACTTGTGCAAAGCTCCTGGTGGCGCACTGGTATTCCGACAGGAGTTTGGTATCTAAATCAAACGTCCAGGAGTACAACCACAGCATTACGAGCATGCTGCACCTGATCGAAATGTCTGATGCATACCCTGAAAAGGCGGTGAGGACGGAATGATCTGCAATCCTGGGCTATTGAACCGAAAGGTGACCATCTATCGGCCCACGGTAACGGCGGGGACCGACCTGGACACCCAGAAAGACAGAGTGCTCTTCCAAAATGTCTCTGCCTGGATCGCCCCTGTGCGGGGAATCCAATATAAGGAAAACGGGACCGACCGGAACGACGCCACGGTGAAGATTACCATTCGCTACCGAAAAGGGATCACGGACGGCTGCTGGGTCAGCTATAAGGACCATCACTATCTGGTGTCCTGGATCGCTGACCCGGACATGCTCCACGAATCCCTGGAGCTGATGTGCGTTGAGCGGCTTCGTGGAGATCCTCCTGAGTCGGAAAAAGACGGATGGGAGCCCTGACCATGGCTGATTTCACGATCAAGGGCCTGGAAGAGCTGAACACCGACATCCTGGAAGCTGCCCAGCGCTATCCGAAAGAGGTGGAAAAGCACCTCAAAAAGACAGGAAATGTGCTAAAGAAGAAAGCCATCGAGAAAAGCCCAGATTCTGGGACCAACCACAAGCGAAAGCTCAGTAAGTCCTGGAAATCTGAAATCGAAGGCATGACCGTGGACAGCCTGGAATGTCAACTCAGAAACACGTCACCCCACTATCACCTGGTGGAACGAGGTCACAAGATGGTCACCCGGAAGGGCAGGACCATCGGCTTCGTCCAGGGACGGCACTTTTTTGAAAAGGCATGCGACGAATTCGAGTCGTCAGATGAAGTCGGACAGGAAATGGAGAGGTTTGTGACAGAAATCCAAAGGAAGATTACTCATGATTGACGACACCGACATTTTAAAGGCCGTCAGAGCTCAACTGAAGGCGGCATGGCCGGACCTGGACGTGAACCTGGACGATGTCCAGAGGTCCTTCCGGCTGCCGTGCTTCTTCCTTCGTTTCTTCGAGCTTGACAGCCCTCAAATGGTTTACAGCAGGAGCCTGAAAAGGTCCTGCACCTTACACATCGACTATTTTACCCAGAAGAACCGGAATTCTGCCGTGGATCTCTATAAGGTCCGCCGCCGTCTCCGGGAACTTTTTACCTTCGGACTCCAGGTGGGCGACAGGGTCTTCAATTTCGACGGAATTCAGACAGAAACGAATGGGAAAGACGCAGATATCCTCTCTGCGACTCTCAGTTTTTCCTTCTACGACGTCATCGACGTCATCAAGGACACGGAAGAAGATCCCCCAACCATCGGAAATCTCGAACAAGATATTGAACTTTTAAAGGAGTGAGAAAATGGCTCAAAAAGCACCTAGCGTCATCGTGACGTTTAAGGAACGTGGGATCACGGCCATCCAGCGCAGTCAGCGTGGCATCCTGGCCATGATCCTGACCGAAACCCAACCGCTGGATCCGCTGACCATCTACTCTGTAGACGACATCCCAGAATCCGGGCTGTCCGCCGACAATATTGAGCAGATCCAGTTAGCACTGAAAGGCTACCAGACCAGCCCCAGAAAGATCCTGGTCTATACCGTAAATGACACCACCTACACGGACATCCTCAAAACGCTGGAAAACGTCCGTTTCGACTGGCTGGTTATCCCGGGAATCACCGCTGAAAATGCGGAAACTGTCTCCAGCTGGATCAAATCCATGCGGACCGTCAAGGACAAAGCCGTGAAAGCTGTCCTGCCCAACGAAGCTGCTGACTTCGAAGGCGTGGTGAACTTTACCAACACATCCCTTCAGACCAAGACCAAGACCTATACGGCCGCCCAGTATTGCTCCCGTGTAGCCGGTATCATCTGCGGCACGCCCATGACCATCTCCTGCACCTACGCCCCTGCTCCCGAGCTGATCGCATGCGACAGCTACACCAGCGATGAACGGGATGACAAGGTGGGCAAGGGAGAACTGTTCTTCTTTAACGACGGAGAAAAAATCAAGATCTGCAAGGGCGTCAACTCCTATGTATCTACCGTCCAGGGGAAGTTGAACTCCTACCAGAAAATCAAGCTGGTGGATCTGATGGACATGATCCACGACGACATCAAACAGACTGGCCACGACTCCTACATTGGTAAATACGCCAACAGCTACGACAACCGGTGCCTGCTGGTGACCGCCATCAACGGCTATTTCCATGAGCTGGAAAAAGAAGGGCTCCTGGAAGTCGGCCAGAACCTGGCGGAAATCGATATCGAGGCCACGAAGAACTGGCTGGAAGCAAACGGGAAATACACGAGAGACGAACTGGAAAGCATGTCCGATCTGGCCATCAAGAAGGCAAACATCGGCGAGAATGTGTTCATTAAATCCACTATTTCCATGCTGGATGCCATTGAACACATCGAAGTGGCTAACGTGATTCAGTGAGGAGGTGACCATACATGCACGAAGTTGATACTCAGCGAGTCGTCTATGGCTCCTATGGCCAGGTATGGCTGGACGGCGACGAAATCGCAGAAATCGAGTCCTGCAAGGCTACCCTGACCGCTCAAAAGACGGCCATTAAGCGCAGCCGTCACCTGGTTGACGGATATAAGACCACTGGCTACGAAGCCAAAGGCAGCATCAAGCTGCACAAAGTCAGCTCCTACCTGATTAAAAAGCTGGCCCCGGCCATCAAGGAAGGGAAGCAGGTAAAATTTACGCTGATCAGCAAACTGGACGACCCGAACGCCCTGGGCGCTGAACGGATTGCTCTGTACGGCGTTATGTTTGACGCCGTAGACCTGATCAACTGGGAATTGGGGAAGGTTGGCGAGGAATCTCAGAACTTCACTTTTGAGGATTTCGACCTGCTTGACCTGATTGACGAAGAATAAGGAGAAAAGCATGAGCGTACTCGCACTGCTGCTTAATGCAGACGTAAAAAAATTTGAAGAAAAGCAGACTAAAAAGATGGAAATCCCCAGGCTCTCCGCAGCCCTGGGGGCTCCTTTTGAATTGGAGCTGCAACCAATCGACCCGGAGCTTTACTCCGAGATCCAGGAAAGCGCTGTAAAACTGGACAGGAAAGGCGGCCTGAAGAGCATCGACACCTATGCGCTGTCGGTTCGGACCTGCGTTGAAGGCATCAAGGATCCATCCATGAAAGATAAAGGCCTGATGAAAAAATTCGGAGCGGCCTCTCCTAATGACCTGGTAAAAAAACTGTTCCTGGCTGGCGAAATCAGCGACATTTCTCAGGAAATCAGCAAGGTCAACGGCTACACGAGCCAGGACGAAACGGATGAAGTTGTAAAAAACTGATAGAGACGGACGGGGAAGTCAAACGCATGTACTTCCTCTTCCGGTTCCACAAAATGGACCCGTATCTGGTGGAAAAAATGCCATTCTGCCGGAAACGGGTTCTGCTGGCGTTCGCTGCCTACGAAATTGCAGAACGGAACGCCGAAATCGAATCTTTGACGAAAGGAGGGGACGATCATGGCACGAGTCATTGACGCCATCATCAGGCTGCATGATCAGTTCAGCCCTGTGCTGAAAAAGGTCAGTAACTCCATGACGGAAACGGAGAAGCTGACCAATCGCTTCGGAAAGAACCTCAAGGCTATCGGCGGCAGCATGAGCGCTGTGGGCTCTACCGTATCCATGGCCATGGCTCCGATCCTGGCGGCATCGACTGCCGGCCTGAAGCTTCACTCTGACTTCGAACGGGGAATGGCGAAAGTATCCACGCTGATCGATACCAATGTAGTGAGCCTTCAGAAGCTTTCCAACGGAATCCGGCAGATTTCTGACGAAACCGGCATGAGCGTTACGGAGCTGGCAGAAGCCGAATACCAGGCCATTTCTGCTTCCGTTGATACGGCTCACGTGACGGATTTCGTCAGAACGGCAGCCATTGCCGCCAAAGCTGGTTTCACCGACACCACGACGGCCATCGACGGGCTGACTACGGTGCTCAACTCCTACGGAATGAGCGCCGACAAAGCCGGAAAGATTACCGACCAAATGCTGATGACGCAGAATCTAGGCAAGACAACGTTTGGTGACCTTGCTCAGGGCATCGGTTCTGTGGCTACGGCGGCCAGTCTGGCCAAAGTCAGCACCGATGATTTGTTTGCTTCCGTGGCCATTCTGACTAAAAATGGTGTGCAGACGTCCGAAGCTTTCACGGGCTTCCAGGGCATCCTGAGCGCTGTGTCCAAACAGAGTCAGCAAACTGTCAAAACAGCTGCAGCCCTGGGGCTGGACTTTACTCCGGAACACCTGGGACAAGTCGGATGGATAAAGTTTTTGGAAGAAGTCAAAGCGAAAGTCGGCGATGATCAGACGGCCATCCAGCACCTGTTCGGACGTGTCGAAGCAGCCAATGCTTTCAAGGTGCTGACCAAAGACATGGGACAGCTGAAAGACGCCCAGAGAGCTATGGGTGACTCCATGGGAGCCACGGAGCTGGCATTTAACAAGATGTTGACGCCGGCTGAAAAGAATAAGATCGCCATGAACCAGATGAAGAATGCCATCATGGATCTCCGTGGTGTTGTCGCTCCCGTCGTCATGGCTACAGCCCAGGCTGTAAAAGCCTTCACCGGCTGGTGGAACGGGCTCAGCGACGGACAGAAGACCTTCGTTGTCCACGCCATCCAGGCCGTGGCTGCCTTCGGCGCAATTACCCTGACCACCGGCAAGGCCATCAGTGCACTGGGGCGGTTCAGCATCTTCATCAGCCGGCTGCCCCGGACATTTAAAAACATCCAGAGAGCTGCTTCCCTCATCGGGAAAGCGTTTAACTTTGTCCCCGGTCTGATCAGGACCGTTGGAGGCGGCTTCCTGCGTCTGGCCGGCATCGTAAAAACCGCCATGAGCGGGATCGCTGCCGCCGTCGCCGCTAACCCCGTGTTCTTCGCCCTGACGGCGTTGGTAATCCTTCTGGTAGTTGTCTATACACATTGGGACGAAATCGTGAGCTACGTGAAAACGAATTTTCCGCAGGTCTATGCAGTGGTCACCAGCGTGGTGTCTAACGTCATGGCCAAGCTGGGAGCTCTGATCGACTGGATCACGGGGACACTGATCCCAATGTGGACCAACGGCTGGAACACCATGACGGCCATCTTCGAGGGGGCTTTTGACGGGATCTCTACGATCGCCCACCGGGCTCTGGATTGGATCCTGGACAAAATCGAAAGCATCAAGAGCGCTGTTTCCGGGCTCCATCTGCCCAGCTTCAGCGGGCACGCCACCGGCACCATGGGACTCCCAGGCGGACCTACTATGATCCATGAACAGGGACCTGAGCTGATCGACCTGCCGACTGGCACCCGGATCGTTCCTCACTCCGAAAGCCTGAAGCAGGAGTATGTGAGAGGCCGGAAGGAAGGCAGCGGAAAAGGCGGCATGAGCATCACTATCCCGAAGCTGGCTGATCAAATCGTGGTCCGGGAAGACGCAGACATCGACCGGATCGTGGATAAGATGGTCTTCCGCCTCAAGCAGTACGGCATCAATCAGATGGAGGGGGCGATTTAATGGCGAACGAATTTTGGAGCGGACTTGTGGCCGGTCTGGTTTCCGGGAACGTCAACTCCGTGATCCTGAGCGCCAATGGGGATTCCATGACGCTCCCCATCATGCCGAAAACGGTGGAAACCAGCGTCAGCCAGAACAACGGAACAGTGACCATCAACGGAGATGGTGAATACAACATGCCTGGCAAGACGGGGCTCCACGAAATCAGCCTGGATGGGATTTTCCCGGCCCAGAACTACAATTTCGTGGACGTGACCCCGGACAGCCCGGAGGATTACGTTTACAAACTGGAAAACTGGCGGTCCACGGCCCAGGTAGTACAGCTGACCGTCCCGGACAGCCCCATCGACCTGCCGTTCCTAATCGAATCTCTGAAATACGGATACAAAGATGGAACCCATGACATCTATTTCAGCATCTCCTTCCGTGAGTATCGCTACATCGCCGGGATTTCAAATGACAAAATCAACGGGCTGACCGGTCTCAAATCCCGTCCCGACACCATGGTGGGCACTGGTGGTATCATCGGCACGACCGCAACCAGCGGCACAGATATGGCCGGGAATATTGGACGGGCTATCGGCAGTGCTGTAAGATTCGGCACGACGTCTCCCATGGGCTGTATCGAAGCGGCCATGAGAGCCTGTAAAAAAGGCGGCGTGAAGCCGGGTGATCTGATCAAGGTGGCCGCATCGGGGGTGATGGTCAATGACCGAATCATTTAATCTCCTCGACGTAACCACCGGTGTGGACCTGACTCCCTGGATCATTTCCTATGAGTGGTCCGGGGACCTGGAACAGGCAGGCCGGAAGCTTAACTTTAAGATCGCCTACACGACAAAAGATAATGCTTGGATGAACCCAGCTATTAACCTGGGGGACGAGATTATGCTTTACTGTATCGACCCTACAGCAGGCGGGCAGTTTGACCTTTTCCACGGGAAAATCTTCATGCAGAGCCGGGAATCCAGCTCTTATGAAATGGAATTTGTTGCCTACGATAAACTGATTTATCTGGCGAAGTCCAAATACACGCTGAAATTTTCAAAAGCGCCTGTGAAGGACGTCCTTTCCACGGTGGCCAGCAAGGCTGGCCTGACCCTGGGCCGTGTGGCCGATGATTTGACCTATACCGTCGACTTTGTGGCCGATGGAATGACCGGGACTGAAATCATCAAGAAGGCCCTGGAACAGGGACGGAAAAAATCCGGAAAAAGCTATCACATCTATCTGGATGCCCAGGACAAGCTGAACGTCGTCAGAGCTGACACAATCATCCAGGGCTATGCCATCACCGATATGACCAACCTCACTACAGCCAGCCACAGCGCCAGCATCGAGGACATGGTGAACCGGGTAGAAATCACTGACAAGGACGGCCATGTGATCGGAGCTGTGACCAACTCCAATGACGTCAAAGCCTACGGCACTATCCAGGGCGTTTATAAGGTGGACAACAAACAGGACACCCAGGCCAGCGCCAAAGCAATGCTCAAGAGTGTGTCTGAGCATAGCGAAGTAGAAGCCCTGGGTAACATCCAGTGCATCGCCGGATATGCGGTTGAAATCCAGGAAGAGCAGCTCAAAGGCACCTTTCTGATCGTGTCTGACTCCCATACCATCGAGAGTAATCGGCACATGATGAAGCTGACGCTGCGTTATCTGGATCCGAAAGCAAGTCTAGAGATCACCACAGAAGGAAGCACTGGTGGTACGACTGTAAATGCGGATGGATTAGACACGGGGGCTGATGCCTGGCTGGGAACCACCATGGATAACGGAACGGAAGGATGTGTGGAAGCAGCAACGAAAGTCGGCAGCTATTACAGCCCGTTCCTGGCACAGGAGCAGCAAGCGGGGGTTGTCAACGTGGATACGCTGTGCGCCGATGCTGGTGATCAAGTAATCGATTTTGACGCATCACAGCTGGAAAAAGGCGACGTTATCGTTTATGGAGACAATGACCATGTGGTCATTTACGATGGCCAGGGCGGCTACATTGGAAACAGCAGCAGCCAGGATATGGTCATCCATGGATCGGATTATAACGAAATGGGCGACTTGACCCCGAGCAAAATCATCAAGACGTCGAGAATGTAGGGAGGCCACAATGAAGAAAAACCCATACAGTGAGCTCCTTGGAATCATGAACGGCGTGGGGAGAAATAACCAGAGCCCGGTTATCCAGATCGGGACCATCCTGGAGCCACCGCCCAACATCAAGGTGAGATACAAGAGCATCATTCTGGAAGCTGCCGAATGTTATATAAGTGAATATCTTCTGACCCAATATAAGAGATCGGCAGAAGGGAATATAAAAACAATCACAGAAAACGCAGCAGGAGGATCTGGTGACGCTCAATATGCAAGCCATGCCCACACAGTCAATCACTACTACTCGGAATCCTGGATTACAACGGATACACTGAAGCCTGGTGACAAGGTTGCCATCATGCCGTGTGAATCCGAAGATGGCACCAGCCAGACATACATTATCCTGGACAAAATCGTCCGTCCGAATCGAGGTGCATTTTAATGAACCCTTTCATCGCCGGGCCTATCACCCAGACCGCCAAAAGCTACACGGCGAACCTGCCGGAGCTCCAGGAACTGGCATGGGACTTTACCCATGATACCTTCGTTCACGACAATGATAGCCGCTTGAAAACGGTCACAGGGAACGAGGCTTTGAAGGTCTGGATCTACAAAGCCCTGAAGACGGAGCGCTATCGCTACATGGCCTATCTCCACGGCGACTACAACGCCGAAGGTAACTATGGTACAGAACTGGAACGTTTCATCGGCACAAGGTCCAACTCCGAAATCAGCGCCACGGAAATCAAGAGATACATCAAAGATGGGCTCCTGGTGAATCCATACATCAAGAGCGTGGACGCCATCGAGACAACCGTCAGGGATGGAGAAAACCTGACGCTGACTGTCAATCTGACAAGCGTCTACGGCAGTACGTCCATCACAGTAGGAGGTGAATAGGATTGTTTGAAACACAAAGCAAGGACGAAATCCAGAAACGCATGGCGGCGGACCTTTCCGCCATGAACCCAAACAGCACCATCGAAGGCAGCTTCGGCAGGGACGTCATTAATGCTACCAGCGTGGAATTTGAGAAAACTTATGCAGAGCTCTCCCTGGTGAACCAGGCAGGATTTGCCCAGACCAGCTGGGGAGACTATCTGGAAAACATCGCTGAAGAACATGGCGTCTTTAGACGGGCAGCTGTCCAGGCCATCGGAACTGTCACTGTGACCGGCACGGGTACTGTCTCCCAGGGTGCACTGTTCCAGACCCAGGACGGCACGGAATTTACGGCCACGGAGACCGTCAAGGTCACCACCATGGCAGACATCCCCGTGAAAGCTGTGGAGTATGGTGCCAAAGGCAACACGGCCGCCGGGGCCATTACGATCATCCCCATGAGCATCCCCGGCATCACCCGGGTAACCAATGCCAAAGCCACATACGATGGATTTGACGAAGAAACGGACGATGAGCTCCGGGAACGGCTGCTGTTTAAGGTGCGCCAACCGGCTACCTCTGGCAACATAAACGACTACATCGAGTGGGGAACCAGCGTGGAAGGCGTGGGGCACATCACGGTTGTCCCTCTTTGGAACGGCAATGGGACTGTGAAGCTGCTGGTGACTGACTCTAACGGCCAACCGGCCAGCCCGGACCTTTTGTCCAGGGTGACAGAAAAAGTGGAAAGTATGCACCCCATCGGGGCTGACGTGTCCGTTATCGCTCCGTCCGTCCTGGGCCTGACCATTGCGCTCACGCCTACGAAGGGCGGCGGGGACGCAGAGGCCATCAAGAAGGTGCTGAATGCTTATTTCCTGAGCCGCCAATACACGGAGAAGAAGGTCAGCTATGCCAAGGTGGGCCAGCTCATCATCGACAACGCCGCCACCACCAAGGTGGAAGACTACGATAATTTGACCATCAATGGAGCCACAGCCAATATCGGTGTAGATACTGACCAAATCCCGAGCGTCGTGGAGGTGGTGCTGAATGCCTAACTTTAAATTGCTCAGGGACAGTGATCCGGAGGTGAGCCGGTACCTCCCGCTGTTTCTCATCAACGACCCCACCTTCAAGGCCTGGCTGGATACCCAGAGCGAGGAGCATAAGCGCATCTGGCTGGACATCATCGACGCCTGGAAGCAGTTCTACGTGAATGAGGCCACATGGGGCCTGTCTGACTGGGAAACCTTTTTGGGAATTCCCACGGACGAAAAGCTGTCCTACACAGTGAGACGGGCGGCAATCATCGCAAAGATGAACGGCACGCAGACCGTAACCAAGGAATTCCTGGAACGGACCATCAACAGTTTCACATCCGATAAATCCAGCCGTGTTGTAGACCATCCAGACCAGTACAGCGTTGATATCTACCTGCCCAACGGCGGCGTGCTGTCTTTTGAGGAGATGGACAAGGCCATCCGGACGTTTATGCCAGCGCATATCGGCTGGCGATACATCTATCAGACCTACGTCAACGGCAGCCAGTACATCGGCGCTGTGCTTCGTCCCGCCCGGACGATCATGGAGATGGGCAGGCTGAAAGGTGACAAGCTGACCGGTCAGAGCGTGCTCCGGCTGGATAAATCCATCGACTACGTCAACGGCGATGGACAAATCCAGACCACCCCGGATGGAGTCAAGACCAACCCCGTGCTGGACTCCACGCCTACGACCATCAGCCCCTGTTCATCCGCTCCCATCGGAGCTACGGACGGGATTTTCTGCGTCAGCGAAGATGGGAACATCAAAGCGATTAGTTAGAAAAGGAGTGAAACAATGGCTGAATTCCATAACATTACCGTCACCAATGACGGCATGAAGCTGATAGCCCTGGCAGCTGCCATGCAGAAGCCCCTGGTGTTCGACCGTATGGACATCGGGGATAGCAGACCCACGGATGCCAGCAAGATGGCGTCCCTGACCGCTGTGGTCAGCAAGCGCATCGAGGCGTCCATCTCCGATATCGGAGTGGTCACCAATGCAGACGTCAGCGAAGCCCGCTATCGCATTCTGGGCAAATACAGCAACAGCACTGTGACAACGGGCTTTAAATTGTCGGAAGTCGGCGTGATTGCCCACGTCGAATCAAACTATTACCAGGACAGCGGCTGGAATGGTTATGCCGGAGAGAATTTGCTCTTCGGCTATTTTTATGCGGACGCCGGGAAAGAAGACTGGCTGTCGTCCAAAGATACGCCCATGGACGACCTGCAGATGGGTGCCTATTTTACCGTATCCAATGCCACCAACATTGCGGTCTATATCAACGAGGAAGACAACGTCAGTAGGTCCGACTTTAACGCCCATCTGACAGATAAAAACGCCCACTCCGATGTGGTCGGCTGCACAAGCACGTCCGACGGCGTCCGAGGGTTTGTTCCTCAGCCTAAAAAAGGCATGCAGGATAACTATTATCTGGGCGCAGACGGCTCCTGGAAGCAGGTCAAGCAGCGGTCCGTCAAGGATATCATCGACATCATCTATCCGGTGGGCAGCGTATATACGACTACCGGCAACCAGAACCCGAACCAGATGTGGGCAGGCACTACGTGGGAGCGCTACGCTGCAGGCCGGGTGCTGATGGGCGCAGGGTCCTACGTGGAAAACGACGTGACCTACACCTACACCAACGGGTCCACCGGCGGCGAAGTAAAACACCAACTCACTGCTGATGAGATGCCGTCGCATAGCCACAGCTTTGCCTTTGGTACTAAAAATATTTCGTTCAGCTTCTCCATCCGCTCCCAATCTAAAGATGCCGCCAACGTAATCGCTGGGAGCAACACTGTTGTAACTAGAAAAGAACACAACTCTGGCAACGCAGTAGAGCCTTCTTCTGCTGGTTCCTGGTATCGTGATGAGCTGAGCTTTAGCCAGGGAATTACGCCAACCGGAACGATGGGCAGCACCGGCGAAAACGGCCTGCATGAAAACCGTATGCCTTATCAAGTGGTGTCTTTCTGGCGCAGGAACGCCTAGGCCGTGCGTCTCCAAAAGCTTACCACGACGTACGGTTGCCTGTTTTCATGAAATCCGTTGCCGCCTGTAGAAGCGATTGTGATTGTATGAGAGTGGTTCCCTGCAGCGGCTGTGTCCACGGTTTCCCAGTGCCCAGCACTAGAACCTGTTGCCGCATTATCCGGATTCGCCGTAGTCGTTCGGCTATAGCCATGATAGTGATTGCCGTTGGTGCTACAGCTGGCACTGTGATTATGACTGGGCATCTCATCAGCAGAGAAAGGACTGATCCAATGAGTGTTTTTCAGATTTTAAAAAACAATGTTTTGATCATCGACGGTTCCAGGACCTATACGGATACCGTCGACAATTTTTTGCTCGACGCCGGGGCAGTATCCGTCCCGGAATCAGTAGTCTACGACGACGACCAGGAGTGCTGTGTTGTAGACGGCGATTTCCGAGCTTATCCCAACGGCACCTACAGCGGCTACTGTGACCGCATCCAGGACCTGCTGGATACCCAGACTAAACGTACCTACGTGCCACCGACTGAACCGACGGAAGAAGAGCGACAAGAGGAGCAGAAAGCCAGCCTTAAAGCCGACTACGACAGCGCTGTCAAAGAGCTGACTGACTCCGTGGCTGTGGCCCTCTTGACCGGGGACACTGCGGCCCAGGAGAGCATCCGGGCGGACTTTTCTGACCTGCAAAAAGCATACAAGGAGGCGGTTGAAAATGTTCAAAATTCCGAAACGCTGTGAGTATTGCGCCCATAAGCTGGTGGATGGAAAGTGCGTCAACCCGGCCTGCATCGCTTACAAGCCAGAAAAGGCCGCTGAAGATAAGAAGGAAGGTGAGTCAAAATGACAACGAGAGCAATCGTGCCCAACGGCGACGGTGAAGGCTCCCTGGGCACCTCTACGGCTAAATGGGGCGCCGTTTATTCCTCCGACCCGGCCAGCGGGGAGAACAGCGGCCAGGTGCCCACTACAGCGTGGGTCCAGAAGCTTCTGGCCGATGCCCTGGCCAAACAAAAAACGGCCTACGAGCAAGCCATTAGTACGGCCGTTTCAGCCGCCCAGACGAAAGCAAAGCTGGACGCCCACCCCGTCGGGTCCTACTACTGGAGCAACGACAGTACGAACCCGGCTACCCTTTTCGGGGGGACGTGGGAAGTGCTGCCTGCTGGCTACACGCTGATCGCACAGGGCAGTGGCACCGATGATTTCGGCAGCTACACCTATACTGCTGGCCAAAAATACGGCGAACGGAAACATCAGCTCACCACCGATGAACTGCCCCATATCAGAGGAGAAGTCCTCGATTTTGCTAGACAAGATCCAAATCAAAAGCTGACCACCCACGGCGTATTTTCGGCTCCTGCATCCATTGAAAATGTCAGCTTCGGGTCAAATCCACAAAGCGGGCAAGGTGACGGGTTTGTCATGGATTTCGGTAAAGATGTCCCTCACAACAACCTGTCTCCCTGCGTGGCGGCCTATGTGTGGAGGCGTACCGCATAGCCACCGATGAAATGCCTGCTCACACGCATCAAGAGAAAATGACAACAAGTGATGGGAATCCTAATCCGCTTGTTAATCTAGAAACTAGTGGGACTTTAAGTGGAGCGACTGTTCCTCAACGTTTTGCATATACAAACAAGGCTACTGATAAGGTAACTACAGTTAGTACTGGCGAAAACAAGCCGCACAACAACATTCCCCCGTCCATCGCTTCGTATGGATGGCGCCGAACCGCTTAGGCCGTGCGTTTCCAGCAGTATGCCGCTATAGATGGCTGGATGTTGTTGTGAGGAGCATTGCCGCCAGTTCCATCCGTGGTTCCGGCAGGGTCGCCCAGACCGCCTTGCGGGGAAGATGCTGTAGTTCCAGCATCTTCCTTCCATTCACCAGACACCTTAAAAGCCCCCTTTGTATAGCGTTCCCATTTCCCGTCCCTGTATAGCTGCGGGGCACCGCTTGTTATAGTGTTCCAGGTTCTTACCATGTGTCCGTGGGAAGCTATTTCCTCGGTGGCACTCATGCAGTTCGTTTCCATCCATAAGCAGCGATAGAAAGAGGCGTATTTTGGTGGGCCTTATCGCCACCAAAAGAAATATTGATAGTTGAATCAGTAGCGTTTTCTGTTGATACAGTCGGAAATTTAGAAGTGCCATCTTTGGCTGATAAGCAACCCGCTTGATTTTTACCACTGTTCCAGCGGATAAATTGGCCAACACTGCCTGATACAAGCGGCATTTCTTCGGTGGATACCTGGGTAATCCATTTTATGCCATTTCATCCCACTTTATCACCTTGACAAGCAACAGCTAAACCCGTATTAAGCACACAGACACAGTACTCCCAAAGCGGTTTCCTACCTATATTTCTAACCCCAGTTACACACGCATTAAACACGGTCTATGGCCTTTCTTAGGTCCGCCAGAGTCTTATGTGTGTAGACCCCTTTGGTGATTCCAGGCCTGGCGTGCCCCAATATCATCCGGATGGTGGTCTCATTTACCTCCGCCCGGTCAAGCAGTGTAGCCAAGGTATGACGGCACTCGTGCGGCGTGTGCTTCATCCTGACGGCGTTCATGGCTTTATCCCAGAGCCTCCGGAAGCTGTCGTAGGTGGGACATGGACAGATTATCCCGGACTCTTTCCGCTCCGTGAGCATGCCCAGAATACGGTGATGGATGGGAACCTTTCTGATTCCGGCAGCTGTCTTCGAATGCTTGATGTCGATGTACCTCTGCCGGACGTTGAAGTCACCTGGACGCAGAGCGATGTACTCTCCGACCCTCATGCCTGTATAAATGAGGATAAGAGCATCAGCAACGCCGGGGACATCCAGCGACCGCCATAGCTTGCCGATCTGCCGGGCTGTGAATGGCTTCTTTTTGTAGACGATCACGTGCTTCGGGAGCTCCACGAAGGGACTCAGATCGTGGTCAACGATGCCATTTTTTATGGCGTACTTATACATCTGGCTCAGCAGAACACGGCATTTTTTACGGGTGCAGTAACCGGCTGGGACGGCGTCTATGGCTGACTGTAAGTCAGAGTAGGAGATGGAGCCGAAAGGCATGGCATGGAGCGGACTCAGATGCCTGTAGCTGATGGAGTAGGCCTGACGGCTGGACAGGGATACATCCGGGAAATGCCTCTGGCTCCATGCGGCATAGACGGCGGTAAACGTGACTTGACGGGATGGTGTGCAGTGATTTATATGGACGAGAAATTCAAACGCAGCTTGATAAGATTCAAAATATCCCAGGGCACGCTGCCGTCCATCGATGGTCTTTTTGACGACGTACGGGCGCCTCCGGTTGCCCTGAAGCCGGTACACACTGCCGTATCCATTCGGTAGTTTCATCATAAATCATCTCCTTTATATGGAGATTCTACACTACAAAGGAGGTGGCCAATGGATGTATCACTAGGTGACATCGTAGCCGTCTTGACTCTGCTGGGCGGGGCTCTGGTGTGGGTCATCCACGTGATCATAAGCCCGCTCAAGGTCCTGCTGGACCGTGTGGTCAAAAGCCTTGATAAGCTAGATGAAACGCTCAGCAAGGAACGTGCCAGGCGGGAAGAAATCGAAATCCGGCTGGAAGCCATCGAAGCCAGGGGGAAGAGCAACTCCCACCGCATAGATGACCTGGAGGAGCAGCAGAAAAAATGTTTGAACAAATCGCTCATAAACTGAAAAGAATGAAGCAGCTTCGTCTGACGATTCAATCCGTATGGCTGTTCCGATTCATCGTTTTTATAGGGCTGGCGCCTTTCACGCTGGCCCTTTTTCTATGGGTATTTGCCCTGGCAACAGGGCTCCACGAGGAATGGCTTTTTAAGATGATCGACGCTGCGCTGCACATCGGAAATCAAGTCCTGGGACCGGCCGTTGTCTCCGGGCTGCTGAACATAGTGCCCAGGGTGACCGACTCTAATGGCGACGGCGTCCCGGACATAGACGAAAGGGAGGAAAAAACTGATGAAAAAAGTGACACTGGAAGACATCCAGACCATGGCTGAGGCATCCCGTGCCCAGCTCTGGGAGGATGCCCGGAACATGCAGCGAGATGTCAAGATTTATCTGCACTGGACAGCCGGGAGATATGGCCAGCTTTTTGACGACTACCATCTCAACATCGATCAGGACGGCTCCATCTATGCCAGCACCGACGACCTCAGCGAGACCCTGGCCCATACCTGGCACCGTAACACGGGGGCTGTAGGTGTGGTCCTGTGCTGCTGCTATGGTGCAGACACGGCAGACCTGGGAGACTATCCGCCCACTGCCGCTCAGATCGAGGCCATGGCCCAGGTGGTGGCCGTGCTGGCCAAAGCCCTGTGGCTGACCATCGACCGGGACCGGGTGCTGGCCCATGCGGAGGCAGCGGATAACGTGGACGGTCTGCTGCCCGTAGGAGATGAGTATGGCCCGCAGACCACCTGTGAGCGCTGGGACCTGCAGTACCTAGGCACCGATGAGAGCCCCCAGTGGACCACCGATTACGACGACCCCTGGACCGGGGGAAACATCATCCGGGGCAAGGCCATCTGGTACAGACAGCAGATGGGAGAGTGACTCCGATGACTGATATGCAGGATCCTGGCACCCGGAAAAAGATCCTGGCGGCGGCGGCAGGCCTGTGCCTGCTCTGTCTCCTGGGGGACATGATCTATGGATGCAGTCGGGAGCACCAAAAAGAGCAGCCGACGGTGATGCCGTACCAGGATACCACGGACCCGGTCAAAGCTGCCGACCAGCTCAAGCTGTCCGATGACTCCGCCAGAGAGGTGACCAAAGAGATCTATCGGATCCAGCAGACCCAGCCCACGCCCCATGTGACTTACTACGTACAGGCCCCGGATCTGACGGCCGGAGCGGAGACCGTGGCCCGGGACATCCAGGAGGATAAACCCTCCGTTCCGGCAGCCGCACGGGAAAAGACGGACCGCACCGTGGTGACGGCCGATCATGACCACCAGAAGGTGGATGTCTATAAGGTTAGCTTGCGCAAGCCTCATAAGATCAAAGCCGGGCTGATGACCGCCGACGGCAAGACCTACGGTGGTATCGGCTACCAGGCAGGCCGCTGGGAAGGTATGGTCTATACCCGCAACGGGAGGAAAGTGGACGCGGCGGCCATTACCTATACCCTGGCGGAGTGGTAA